CGGTCTGGTCGTCCAGCTGGTGAACTCAACCACAACCACTTACACGGTTCCCACCGCGTACAACTCGTGACCATCCGCCGGTGTGGGGCCTAGGTCATATAGTGGGCCGCCCCACACGGCTAGGATCGAAGGAAGGAGGAGAACATGGCGACAGACCAGGAGCTGGAGGGCCCGGAGCTCTACGACTCCAACAACTAGCGTATCGTGGTGTTTCGCAACGGCGAGACCGGCACGTTCTTCAGCAACCACCCGGAGTATTCGTTCCGGCTACAGCTGAAGGAGCAGGCCGACGCCGAGAAGGCTCAGGCGGCGGAGGTCGCCTCCGGGGTGGAGGAGCTCATCGAGGACGAACCGATCGTCGAAGACGACGGCGACTCAGTGGTGAGTTACGAAGAGATGACCACCGAGGCGCTTGGCGCTGAAGCGACACGTCGTGAACTCGACGTGCCCCGGCCGGTCAAGCGCTCGACGCTGATCAGGATGTTGCAGGCAGACGACGCGGCGAAGAAGGAGTAGATCATGATGTCGCCGGCGGATCAGGTCCGCATGCAGGTCGGTGAGATGATTCCGGCGGGCGGAACCGCCGACGACACCATGTTCACCGACGATCAGATCCAGTCTTTCCTGACTCTGAACAATCAGCTGATTAACCGAGCCACCGCCATGGCCTGGCGGAGTAAGGGCGCCGAGCTGGCCGGTTTGGTAGACGTCCAGGAGGGCAACTCCTCCCGGAAGATGAGTCAGGCCCACGAGCAGGCCATGGCCATGGCCAGATACTGGGCCTCAGTGCCTGAGAATCCGGTGGTCATCGGGCAGACTCGCATCGGCACCAACCGGAGGTCGATGCCCTGGTGAGTGCATCATCCAACGCTCTGGAGCTGAAGCTGAGGCGCCGGGTTCTCGACGCCTACATAGCCGCCGATCCGGTGACAGTCTCGCTGGTCAGATACCCCCGTGTGGACGACGGCACGGGGGCCTGGCGAAAGGGCACTCCGGTCAATGTGGCCCCTCAGATCATGAGACTCATTCCCTACAAGCGCCGACTCACCAACCTCACCGACCACACCGCCGACGGCGACATCCCCAACGTCCAGTACTCACTGGTCGCCACTCCCGGTGTGGACGTCAAGCGGTGGGATGAGTGGTTCTATAACGGTACCTGGTTTAAGGTCATGGGCATTGAGCCCAAGACCCAGATCAGAGCTCTAGCCGATCGGGTGACAATCCTGATCGAGATCCGGGACAAGGAGATCTAAGCTCGTGACCGAACTGTCGGGCTTCTTCATTCTAGAGAACACTCTCTCGGTGATTCTAGAGGAGGCTCCGACTACGGTGATGGCTCAGGTTCAGGAGCGATGCATCCGGCTGGCCCAGGACATCTTGAACTACGCCAAGCAGAACGCCCCCTGGGCAGATAGAACCGGCGACGCTCGGCGTATGCTCGACGTGGATGTCTCTGAGAGCGGTGGTGCGGTGTACATTCAGTTATACCACCAGGTGGACTATGGTCTGTGGCTGGAGGTCATACAGAGTGGTCGGTTCGCCATTCTCATGCCGACGCTGGAGCGATTCGCCGGCACCATGATCGAGGACATCTCCACACAAGGTTCGGGGGGTGAGACATGACAGCCAGACAGCACATCTTCACCGTCTTGACCTCCGACTCCGGGCTGGCCGCCATCTTCGCCGACCGAGTCTTCGGCGGGGGGTCGATGATGACCGCTCAGCACACAAAGCCCTACATCGTGTATCGACTGGGCAACGACACCGACGAGGGGTTCGACGATCCGGACGTGCCGGCTCGCCCCCACCGACAGTTCTTCACGGTGTACATCCACGACGAGCGCCCCAGCTATGTGAATCTGGACACCTACTGCAGTCTCGTGAAGACCGCTTTTCGGTTGAACTCCAAGTCCGCTGGTGATAGTGTCGTCTGGACAACCTTCCTGGAGCAGAGCGCCGACTTCGACGATGTCACGCTCGACACCATCTTCAGGTATCTTCGATTCCAGGCCGTCATGGTCTAGATTGGAGGGCGGCATGAAGCTGCTCAAGTACATCGGTGAAGCCGGAACTCGCATCCTGAGCAAGGTGGATCTGGCGGGTCTCGGCGCCGACGCCGAGACCGTGCTGAAGAACTTCGAAGGCGATGCGATCTCGTTCGTCTCCGGCGTGGCCGTGGAGCTCAACACGCACGTGGCCGAGTTCATCGCCGAGCACCCGGTGCTGGCCCACGAGTTCCACCTGCTCAGCGACGACGAGGCGGCCGCGGAGGCGGCCCAGAACCCCCCGGTCGAGCTGGTCGCGGAAGACTCGCCCGCGGCCAGCTCGTCGTCTTCGGACACGACCTCCAGGACTTCGACCCCGACGATGGACGATTCGGTCCCTTCGAGCACTGGCTCGTCGAGCGACGCCTGATCGATCGCCGGCGCGCGTGACCCGAGGCCCCGCCCCAGGAAGTCTGGGAGTGGGGCCTCATGCTGTGGATGATGACCTGCGCATCATTCGTCGATGAGCGAACCTGAATCGCTTAGAGAAGCGCTAGGAGACTCTCATGATCGACCTACGATGCGATGGCACGATGCACGCCAAGCTCGACACCGACTCTCGGATCATCGAGGTCAAGTGCGTGCGCCGTGGGTGTGGAGCCAGCCCCGGTGTGGTGGTGCTCCACACGTTCAGCGTGGTCACCGGCGAGCTGGTGGACACTCGTAGATTCGCCAACCCTCCGACAATGAGAAAGGAACAAGATGGCGCTAGCTAACCCTCCGCTACCGTTCGGTCTGCGGGATGTCAAGGTGTACCCGATCGCGAGCGACGGCACTGTCGGATCGGGTGTGGATCTGCCGGTGGCTCAGATCTTCACGTTCAAGGAGGCTGAGACCTTCGAGATCCTGAAGGGCGACGACCAGAACCTGGCCAGCCACGGCGGCGGCCCGATGGTCAACTGGACGCTCGACTCCGGCGGTATCTCGCTGGCCGCCTACATGGTCATCATGGGGGGCTCGCTCACCACGACGGGCACCTCGCCCAACTCGAAGACCACATATAACAAGCTGACCACCGACCAGCGGCCGTACTTCCAGGTCGAGGGCCAGGCCATCAGCGACTCCGGCGGCGACCTCCACTGCATCGTGTACCGCTGCAAGGCCGACGGTGGTTTCGACGGCGAGATGGCCAACAGCAAGTTCTGGGTGTCTAAGGCCACGGGCACCGGCTTCGGCAACAACACTGGCTCCTCGCCGGACTTCAAGCTGTACAGCTTCGTCCAGAATGAGACCGCCACGGCCATCGTGCCGTAGTCTCCCCTGTCAATAGATCCCCTGGAGGACCTGATGCCTGTCTCACCTCGCAACAATCTGCCCAACCGTCCCAGCTCTGTGTCGGACTTCAAGAAGAAGCCCGAGGCGGTGAAGCTCCCCTCGGGTCTGTCCATGGTTCTCAAGCACACGAGCATGACCGGATTCATCCAGGGCGGCAACATCCCCAACGCTCTGCTGAAGGTCGTGCAAGGCGCCATCGCAGATCAGAAGGGCGAGGATCTCTCCGAGGATTCAGTCGATGTGTCCGAGCTGCTGGCGGATCCGAGCAAGCTCAAGGACGTCTTCGGCGCGGTCGACGCCTTCGTGATCTCGGTCGCCATCGAGCCTCAGGTGCATCCCACACCCGATGACGAAGCCGATCGCCAGGACGATCTGCTGTACGTGGATGAGATCGAGCTTGAGGACAAGATGTTCATCTTCGGCCGGGCCATGGGGAGCACGGACTCGATCGCCCCGTTTCCTAGCAAACCTACCAAGCGTGTGGGCAGTGTACAACCACGCAAAACTGTGGGCAGTCCGACCAAGCGAGCTCCTCGATCTTGACGATCCATACGCCGCGTACTGCCTGGACGAGGCGGTGGCGTACCTGGGCAACACGGTGCAGTCTGAGCTCAACGGTGTGGAGGCCTCCTCTAGGGCCGACGGTGACCGTCAGACACAGCTGATTCTGGATTCATACTTCAAGCCCAAGACAGATAAGCCCCGTTCGGGAATGTTTGCAGACCCGGCTCTACTGCTCTGATGGTGGGGGAGGCTCAGTATGCCCAATCTGCTCGGCACCGTGTCTGCTCAGATCAAGATAGATGTCACCCAGGCGGTGGCCGCCTATGTGAAAGTCCAGCGCGCCAACCGAGACACGATCACCGCGCTGCGCGGGGTCAGCAGCACACTGAACACCGTCGGCAACGCACTGGGTGTTGTGGGTGTGGGGATAGCGCTAGGTCTGGGAGCGGCCGCGAAGGCGGCGGCGGACTTCAACGCTCAGATGAGCTACTTCCAGGCTATCTCTGGGGCCACCGTCTCCCAGATGGAGCAGATCAAGCAGAAGGCTCTTGAGCTTGATCAGACCACGATGTTCTCCACCACCGACATAGCCAACATGTTTGTGGAGTTGGCCAAGGCCGGCGAGAGCACCAGCAATATCGTGGGGGGCGTCGCAGACGCGGTGGTCAACCTCGCACAGGCGGCACAGATTCCACTGAACTCTGCGGTGACTACCGTTGTCGCGGTGCTGAACGCCTACAACCTCAGTGCAGCCCAGGCGGCCGACGTATCCAATCGTCTCGCAGGCGCGGCCAATGCGTCGATTCTGGAGGTCTCGGACCTCGCGACGTCGCTGAAGTATGTCTCCGGTGTGGCTAATCAGCTGGGCATCAGCTTCGACGAGACTACGACGGCTCTGGACCTGCTGGGTAACGCGGGTATCAAGGGGTCAATGGGCGGTACCGAGCTGAGGCAGATCCTAGTGTCTCTGCTTGGCACCACCAAGGCCGGAGCTGCCGAGCTGGAGAAGCTGGGCATCATCACGAAGAGTGGCGCCAACCAATTCTTTGAGGCATCCGGCAAGGCCAAGAGTCTGTCGGACGTCTTCCAGATTCTACAGGACCATCTCAAGGGCCTCAACCAGGAGCAACAGCTGGCGGCTCTGAAGATCCTGTTCAACAACCGAGCTCTGGCCGCTGCGTCAATTCTGACGAGAGATGGCGCCAAGGGCTTCGCTGAGATGAACGCCCAGATCTCTGGCACGTCGGCCGCAGATGTTGCGGCCAAGCGCATGGACAACTTGTCGGGCGACGTCAAGAAGTTGACCTCATCCATCAAGACCATGGCGATCCAGGCCGGCCAGCCTCTCCAGCAGTTCCTGCGCAGCGTAGTTCAAGATGTCACCGCACTGGTCCACTGGTTCGAGAATCTCTCACCGGCCACCCAGTCCAACATCATCCACTTCATCGCTTTCACCGCCGCCACCTTATTACTGACCTCTGCGCTGGTGAAGCTTGTCGCTTTTGCTCTCAGTCTGGGGGAGACGTTCACCAAGCTGGCCGAAGCCGCCAAATTCCTGTGGGAGGTCGTCTCCATACTGGGTGAAGCCATAGCGGCTGTGGGAGCAGCTATTCTGGCCAGTCCTATTGCGATCATCGTGGCGGTGGTTCTGGCTCTCGCCGCAGCCTTCTACCTTCTGTACGAGAAGGTCAAGCCTGTCCGGGACTTCTTTGACATGCTGGGTCGAGGACTTCGAACTGCGTTTGAAGCCACGGTCAACTGGTTCAAGACCCTCCCCGCCTTCTTCGAGCACGTGTGGGCGGACATCAAGCAGTGGTTCTCAGACGGAGTCCAGGCTGTCGAGGGCGCATGGAACTCGGTCGTCAACTTCTTCACCGGCATTGGTGAAAGTATAAAGAACGGTGTGGAGAGTGCGGCCTCTGCCGTTGTTAACTTTTTCGAATCGTTGCCTGGTAAGATTGGGCGGGCACTCGACAACGTCGG